AGAAAGAGAGGGCTTTCGCCCTCTCTCTTTATCTCGGACAATAACCGACCCACATGCCCCATCCGGTAATCGTAAATCTTTTATTGCTCATTCTCTTGATGTTTGCGTGAAGTGTCTCACTTGCTTCATCAAACATTTCAAAAGGCTTATACCCGAGCGGTTCGTCTGTTTCAAAAGTTCTTGACATAATGTATTCGGTATCCTTATAGCGGAATGCAATCGTAACAGTTCTCATTTTTTATCTCTCTTTCTACGGTTTTTATTGAGGTTGTCCGTTCCTCTGTTCTGTATATATTATACCACACTTTTGCGTATTTGTCAATACCTTTTTGAAAATTTATTTATGAATTTTTTGTTAAGAAAAAAAGCTGTTTATAAAACAGCTTTTAATCTATAACAACAAATTCCATCTTCATTTTTTCTTTCAACTGCGTTATGCTTTTCCAAATGCCACAGGAAATCATTAACAATACCAACATCACTAAAGAATGTTGTACATCTTGCGATAAGATACATTTTTGACTTCCATTCATAAGACAATTCTTCTGCTACCTTTGCCATAATTTCACTCATGCGATTTTCCATTTTGTTTACCTCTTTCTACCGTTCTTTTGGGCTTCCGGTTTTCCTCTTGTCTATATATATTATACCATACTTTTACGCATTTGTCAATAGGTTTTTGAAAATTTCTTAAAAAAATTTTGAGAGGGTTTTCGGGAACCCTCTCGCTTTAATTAACTAAAATGTTGCTTCGTTCTGTAAAATGTGCCTGCGCTTTTGTATATTCTTTTTGATTACGTTTGATAACCATTGCGGCGTATTGTTGTAAGTCACATAATTAGCCTGCTTATATTCTGCTATGTACATTGTGATTATCATGCCTTCTTCGTCCTTGACTATCAGAACGCCTGTGTCTGTCAAGCAAGATACTGTCGGTGTGGTGGATGAATGGCGTTTAAATACGATGTTGCCATATCCAATAGTAGTGGCGATGTAAGCCACGCGGTCAAGGCGGTCTGCGCGCAGATGGTGGGAGATGTTTACTCTTTCAGTCATTTTATTTACCTCTTTCTTTTGGAAGGTGTGTTGTTTTCTTTCTGTATATATTATACCACATTTTTGTGTATTTGTCAATAGTTTTTTGAAAATTTATTTATGAACTTTTTGTAAACAAAAGGTACTGCTTTTCAGCAGTACCCGCGTCTCATGATTTTCCTTTTTTCTGTTCCGATTATGCGGCAAGCTAACCGCACTGCGTGCCTGCGCTGGATTCTGATGCTTGCGCTTACCTCTTTGTCGTGCATCCAGTTGTCAAGGGCATCGCGCAATTCCATACGCTTATCTACCAATCTTCCCCAAATTTCATCATATCTTTCGTCGTAGGGGATGCGGTCAAGCGCATTGTTAATAAGGGTGATTCGGGTGATAGTGTTGATGATTTTCATTGTTTTATCTCTCTTTCTTTTGGAGGGTGGCTCATTGACTCTCTCCCTCTCTCTGTATATATTATACCACATTTTAATAGATTTGTCAAGGGGTTTTTTAAACTTTTTTCAAGAAATTTTCTTGGGGAAAAGCACCTGCGCATTTGGGAGTTTACTAACCCTTTCCCCCTTGACATATATATTATACCATACTTTGATTGAAAAGTCAATAGGTTTTTGAAAATTTATTTGTAAACAAAATATGAACTAATTTCGGGATACTGCTACCGAACAAATGTTTGTGCCTTACTTTAACAATTTATCACTTTACCATACTAAAGCGCGAATTCGGGCCCCCACTACACCTGTCGTATGGAACGGATTGTTAAAACTTTAACAAGCGCATCCAGTAGACAAAAGAAAGATGGAGATTACTCTCCATCTGTCAGATTCATTGCTATTACGAACATGTTCCAGTCTGCGTGCTGTGGTTCGCTCGTGTTGTTGTCTGCGATAATGTCAAGGTAGCTTACACCTGCCCAAATAGCAAGGGCGATTAAAATGGCGTTGATGGCTTTAAGAATTTTCATTGTCTTTGTATCCTTTCTTTGAGAGGGTTTGTTTTTTCTTTTCCCTTTCTCTATATATATTATATCATATTTTAATAGATTTGTCAATAGTTTTTCTTCAATTTAATTGTAAACGATTTATTAACATCGTTAAAACTTTAACAAGCGCAGGCATTAGATAAGCAAGCATTTGTGATGCTTGCTTAATCTATTCACGCGAGACAAGCGTACAGAGTGAACTTCCTTTCTTCTACTTTGATGATGCCTTCATCAGCCATCTCGCGCAGTACGTCAATCACGCGCAGACCATCGCCATTATAGCCCTTGATACCTGCTCTTGCCATAATGGTGTAGTAGGGAAGCCATTCAGCCATTACCGCATTTCTATTCTGAATCTTGTTTCTAATGTTCATCTTGCTTACGTTGATACCCATTTGTGTTACCTCTTTCTTTTGGTTGTTTTTGTTTTGTGCGCTCTCTGTCGCGCTCTTGTTTCTTTCTGTATATATTATACCACATTTTTGTGCATTTGTCAATAGGTTTTCGCAATATTTTTTTATTAACTTTTTATGAACATCGTTAAAACTTTAACAAACTCATACCACTGGACTACCAACAGCAGACAAAGAAAAGATGTGAGGTTTTACCCTCACATCCATCCAAGCTCTGCGCTTACTTCATTGAACTGCTCTTCATTGACATCGTACTCTACGTACTTTCTGCCATTCTCTTCGTAGAAGAAGAAGTTGCGCATCTCTACTCTGCCGCTTTCATAAATTTCATTAAACCACGCTTCACTCGTTGCTACTGTAATCATCATTTTTTTAATCTCTCTTTCTGCCTTTCTTTTGGGCTTCAGGCTTTCCTCTGTTCTGTATATATTATACCACACTTTCATGGATTTGTCAAGGGGTTTCGCAAAATTTTTTTATATTTTTTTTGTAAACAGATTATGAACATTGTTAAAAACTTAACTTACAAAGTTGGGAGAACTTTGCACTTTAGTATGGTAAAGCGTTAATACATCGTTAAATCTTTAACAATCTCGCTGCCACCAAGCTCTACAAATGTATGTTAATTTTTTAACAATCTCGCTGCCGCAGCTCTACAAATGTATGTCAATCCAATTGCAGAGATTCGCTGAACTATGCAAATACTTTAACGCTTTAGCACTTTACCATACTAAAGTATTCGCTACATTAGAGCGAGAGGGTTTGTACATAGTTTGTTAATAGTTTATTCACAATTAAATGTTAACAAATTATTTACAATTTGTTCATAATTTGTTCACAATTATAGGAAATAAATTGTTAACAGTTTGTTCACAATTTGTTCATAAAAAATTTACAAATTGTTTACAATTGCGAAAAACGGCTCGCTTCAGCCGCCAGCGAGCCGAGGAATGACAGGGTGCGATTATAGGGTTGCGCGTAGTCCTGGAAAAATCCGACAATAGGTTTTGTATAGTAGAGGGGGGTGGTTTTCGTGAAAAATTTTTTTTGAATTTGATAAAATGATTTGGTCTGGACAAAAATCCCCTAAAGTCATTTTTTAATTTCAAATTACGAGAAACCCTAAAGTCATTTTGTAATTTCAAATCACGAAAAATCAATCCTTCTTCTTCCTATTACGTTTAGGTTTTTCTCCCCAAATAGCCTCATAAATTAAACTTGTACCTTTATTAGTAGCTTTCTGTCTTCTACTTTTTGCCATACTTCCCAAAATTCCACTCGGTTTTTTCATTTTAATTCCTCCATCCACAACATCCTTCCGTACCGCAAGCGTCGCATTGCGCTTCTACTTCACTTTTACAAGGTCTCCAATCTTCCACAGATTTCTTTGCGCTTTCTTCTTTCATATATTTATCCCTATACTCAACAAATTCATCCCAGCCGCATTCATTAAAAATTTTAGTTGCTATAAATAATTCCCGAATACTATTATAAAAATGATATTCCTCCGGAGGAGGTTTAATTTCATTAGTCCTTACAAGTTTCCATCCTTTTACTTTCTTTCCAAATAATTCAGTTTCTGTTTCAACACCTTTAAACTCTTTATAACTATAAGGATTTTTAATTCCATTAGCTTGCGCGTACTCATTAAATTCCATTTCATAAATAAGTATTGCCGCACTCACACCACTTATAACAATAGGTTCGTTAAAATCTGTCATCATCATCCCATCCTTCCGGCATAAAAATATCTAAAATCTATACTAACAAATTATTAAAAACTAAAATGGGGCCGCCCAGTATAAAGACCGCATAAATAGCCCATTTAGCTCCTTCATTTTCAATCTTCATAATTTCATCTAAATAATTACTAAACATTAAAAATGAGCAAATCATCCATCCAATAATAATAATTAAAGCTCCCACACGAATGTACCATCCTTTAATTTATAAACATTAGCATGTAAGTTAATAGCTTCTCCACCTTCAAAATCATATTCTTTTAAATTCTTTTCTTCCAAAACTTCTTTTAATACTAAACTATCTTTTGGTAAACATAATGTAACTCCAATAACATTATGGTCATCATACATAGAAGTATCAACTATATTATATTGCGCTTTTTCATTAATAACATTTACTGAAGTTACTAAAGTAACATCATTATATTCTTCAACAATTAATTTTTTCATTCTATCTCTTAATGAGCGTGAGCTATCTTTTCTTTCAATAACAGCAATAATAATTGTTACAATTATCATACCCGCAGTTACAATTCCCAATAATAATAAAGCATCTAAAAACATTTGCGCACCTCAATTTTTTTTATTTTCTATATATATTATATAAAAAATTTTTAAAAAAGTCAATAAATGCCTTAATGAAATTTGACAAAAGAAAAATTTTATGGTACAATATAAGTATAAAATAACTGGAGGTAAAAAATGGTTAAATTAGATTATTCTTTACAAACTCCAGAAGAAAGAGTTAAATTAGTAGAATAGATTTTAGCCGAGGACCCAAACCCCAGTGAAAAATATTCAGAAGTATTGGCTGACTATTTAATTCTTTGTATGGAGAAACAAGAAAGAAAAGAAAAGAAAATTCTTACTGAAAACCGAATGGCGACAGTAAATAAAAGAGAAACTTCTTATGAAGGTCTTGTTTCCCAATTAGAAAATGGCGAAGATGGTATATATAATTTAATGTCAGATAATAAATAGTAGATTTTTCAACCAAAAGTAACAATAACAAAAAAAGATTTAGAAGAGATTCCTGATTTGCGCCAATTGCGCGACGCCATAGAAATCTGGGAGGCAAAACTAAAAACCGCCGAAGGAAAAGATGCTTTTACTATTAAAAAAGCTTTAATTGAATTGCGGAAAGACCAATATATTATTAAAAATGCGTTCAGATGCCCTGTTGAATTAAATAAGATTACTCGCTCAAAATCTTATATTAAATTAGATGATACAACTTGCGAATTTGATGATGATGGATATCCTATTCCTTCTGGAATTTCATTAATGAATCCTGAAGTTGTTTCAGCAATTTTATGTAATTATTCAAAATTAAAGCAAGATAGTTGGGATTATTTTGAAGGAGATACTTGGTATCTTATGAATGATTTTGACCATTTGAGTAATGTGGCTTTAAAAGAATATCCATTATATGAACGATTAGTTGATTTAAAAATTGATGGACTTTAGAATGCGGATATCCAAATAAAATTAGAAGAAGAATTTGGAATTAAACATAGTCTAGAATATATATCTAGTTTATGGCGTAATAAAATTCCTAAATTAATTGCGTCAACTGCGGAAGATGAATTTTTAGATTGGTATTATTTAGAAGTTGAAAAAGGAAAATATAAAAAATGTAGTAGATGCGGACAGATTAAATTAGCTCATAATAAATATTTTAGCAAGAATAAAACAAGCCGAGATGGCTTTTACAGTATTTGTAAATGCTGCCGGAATGCTAAAACAAAGAAAGGAGAATAATTTATGCCTGACCATTATTATTGTGAAAAATGTAATAGAACATTAGCAGCTGAAGAATTTTATACTTCAAATAATTTAGAAAAATATCCTAATGATGGTAAGTTAAATCAATGTAAAAAATGTATTACAATGCATGTAGATAATTGGAATCCAGACACTTATCTATGGATTTTACAAGAAGTTGATGTCCCATATGTTCCAGAAGAATGGGATAAACTTATGACATCATATATTAAAGACAATAAAAAAATTACAGGTATGACTATTTTAGGTAGATATCTATCTAAAATGAAATTAAAACAATTTAGAGAATATCGTTGGAAAGACAACGAATTTATACAAAATTTAAAAAATAAAAAAATTGAAGAAACAATGAAACGTTAGGGATATAGTGCGGTTGAAATAGCAGAAGCTATTAATAAATCAACCTTTACTATGCCTGTGGAAGAATTGCGCGAACCAGAACCTAAAGCAATTGGCTCTCAAGTGGAAGAAGAACCTGAAGATTATTTTGCTAAATAGTCTGGTGCTGATGACTCTTTCTTTGATGATGATTTAACAGAAGAAGATAGAACATATTTAAGATTAAAATGGGGAAAAGCATATAAACCAGAAGAATGGATTAAACTAGAACAACTTTATAATGAAATGATGGAATCTTATGATATCCAAACCGCAGGTCATATTGATACTTTAAAATTAATTTGTAAAACCTCATTAAAAGCAAATCAATTAATTGATATTGGTGATGTAGAAGGATTCCAAAAAATGAGTAAAGTTTATGATAACTTAATGAAGAGTGGTAGATTTACTGCGGCCTAGAATAAAGCAGAATCTGGTGAGTTTGTTGACTCTATTGCTGAACTAGTTGAAATATGTGAAAAAGAAGGTTTTATTCCTAGATTTTATACAGATACACCAATGGATAAAGTTGATGAAACTTTAGCTGATTTAAAAGGATATACACGCACATTAGTCACTGAAGAAATGAATTTAGGTAATTTAATTGAAAGTGCTGTTAAAGAAATGGCTAAGCAAGAAGCAAAAGAAGAAGATGAAGATGTTGAAGATGAACTTGATTTAGATGAAATTGAATAGTTAAAAGATGAAGATTTTGAAGATTATAATCAATTTTTAGATGAAGATATAGAAGCTGACGCGGATTTCTTAAAGCAATTAACTAATGAGGGTAATTAATTATGGCTTTATAGGATTTATTAAATTTATCTGAACAAAGAAAAAAAATTGGTTTATCTGAAGAAAGAGTAAATGCTATTATTCCAATAGTGCGTCAATACATTGCCTTTTGGAGAGAATATCCTGATATGTTTGTGGATTTTCTAGTTAGAGGTAATAGAACTGAAATAAAAGATGGCGAATTTAAATTTTATTTTTATTAGCGAGTATTTTTGCGTGCGGCAATGCGACATCAGTATCTGTACGCAGTATTTCCTCGCGCCTATTCAAAATCATTCTTATCAGTAATGGTGTTAATGTGTAAATGTATTTTGTATCCTCGTTGCAAATTGTTTGTTACTTCTGGAGGTAAGGAACAAGCTGCTGGTATCATTAAAGAAAAAGTTCAAGAAATTTGTACTCTTATTCCTGCGTTTAAAAATGAAATAGACTGGACAAGAGGTAAAACTCTTGAAGGAAAAGATTATTGTAAATATGTTTTTACAAATGGTTCATATTTTGATAATATCGCAGCGAGAGAAAGCTCTCGTGGTAAACGTCGTCATGGTGGTTTAATTGAGGAATGTGTTGGTGTTGATGGTACTATTCTTTCTGAAGTAATTATTCCTACAATGAACGTTTCTCGTATGTGTATGGATGGTTCAACGCATCCAGAAGAATAGTTAAATAAGTCATAGATTTATGTAACTACAGCTGGATGGAAAAATACATTCCCTTATGATAAGCTCATTCAATTACTAGTATGGCAAATTGTTAAACCAGAAAAATCTATGATACTTGGTGGTACATATCGTATTCCAGTATTAGTTAAATTACTTGATAAAAACTTTATCCGTGATTTAAAAATGGATGGTACATTTAATGAGATGTCTTTTGACCGTGAATATGAAAGTAAATGGTCTGGTTCGGTTGAAGATGCTTTCTTTAATTCAGAAGTTTTTGATAGAAATA